AATATGTTTCTGTAGAAACCTTGAATCACCTGGAATGTTCTTAGGAATTATGTATTGGTACTTCTTACGAAACTCATCGAGCCACGTTGAAGTGGTTTCATCGATGTCCCTAAGTGAGAATAAATTTCTTCCAACTTCGTTCGACTTACCCGACTGCTCGAGCCACTCATAGTAAGCTTTCACAAAAGCAATAAACTTTGGTCCGTCTTCTTTATAGAAGCTTGGAAATTGGTTCTCGACTAGGTTGGATATATGGTCGACTGTAGGAAGCATCAGGAGTTACCGACGAATGGAACAAGCGTTACAGTAACGTCCGATGATTCTACGAGCAGAAACTTATTCTGCACCGAATAGACGTCTTTGTTCTTAAGCCTACCATATATTGAGATGTAGCTTCCCGAGTATGACTTTACGTTCGTTGTAAAGTTCACCGTGCCAGTGTTATAGTTGACAGTTCCTACCGTTGCCGAAAGTATTGTGCGCGTTACGCCGCTCGATGTTGTTTGATTGGTGTATATGTTGAGCGTACCAAGGCCGTCATCTCCAACGTATGCGCTGTAGTCGTCACCGTCGGTATGCGTGTAAGTAAAGTTAGATGTGTAAAGGACATGCTCGTGACCCTGTGGCAATGAATACAACAAGCTTTCCGAGTAAAGCTGATTGTCGAAGCTATAGTTCAAAGTGGTGCTTACGCCTGCTGTTGGGCTCCACCTCTTTATAAGTTTAACTTCGGTCTCGTTTGATATGATCGATGGCTCGGCGGCGTCGATGGTCGATATAAGCTTTGAGTATCTCATGTCGTCGCCAAAGTCGACGAGATTAGTATTCGCGTAGCCTATAATCGCGTTTCTAATCAATGATGAGATCTGAGCACTGCTTATGTTCGTAGCTGAAGTGTTGTAGTTTACGATAGCATCTATCTTGAGATAGAAGTACTCCGGATCTATGATAACGGCCTGAGTGGTGATGTTCTTCGTGTTCAAATAGCTTATAATTGAATTCTTCAAGCTCTGTGATATGCTTCCGACCGCGCCGTAGGGTTTTACCGATACACCGACCTTACCGTACTGAGGAGGCGTCAAGTCTTCGCCGCCAAACGCAATGACCGACTGCAGCTGCGGAAACTTTGCTTTAGTGAGGTTGGCGTAATCAAGTGAAGTGACCGCGCGCTCTTGAGTAGTAAAGAACCTTGTCGCGTTGAACTTGATTGAATTGTTGGACTCGCGCTCAGATCCCTCGGCAGCCGTGGTGACGGTTGCGATGCTTATGTTTGAGTATCCACTTATAGAACTTCCTTTTGAGAACCTATAAGCGCCATTGCCGAGCTCACCCAGCGTGTCCCTGTATCTAACCTTGACGATGTTTCCATTCGTAAGAGACCTACCGCTCGTATCGTCACCGAAGCCAATCTCATATCGATTGGCTGAGTATCCCTGTAAAAAGTATACATTTGACGTTGAAGTAAGACCATACAAGTTATCAGCTTTGAGCCAAGTAGAGTTCGAGCTGTCGTATTGTGAGTTGATCACAGTTACGTCTATAGAGTTGGTGTCGATGTTCTCAGACTGAAGCCTATAATAGGTTGTATTCGATGCGGTGAAGTACTCAGTCACCACCGATCCCTCGTAGATCTCAACGTTCGACGCGATGTATCCATTGGCTCCAGGATAGATGATGTGATCCGAGTCGGTCGAGAAAGTGAAGGTCGTGTTGTCAATCGTGGTCGTCATCTTATAGAACTTAGGAATAACGATGTATGACGGCGAGTCAGTGGGCACGATAGTCATGTTGACGATCGCCTTTGCGGAAGTCCTCGACCTTGGTATGTAGTTAAGTTCCTTCGCGTGAGATACGATCGACTCACGGAGCTGCGCGGTGTCCAGAAACATCTCGCTTCCGGTCATGTTTAAGTAGAAGTTGTTGAGGTAGGTGTTGTACGCCAAAACGTCGAGCAGAACGGACATATTTGATCCGTCGAAGTCGTAGTCTGAGAACCTTGCCTGTCCCGAGAGGTAAGTCTTCAGCGAGCTTTTGATCGCCGAGAAGTCGAGATCCGAAGTGTTTATGAAGGTGTTTGCCATTACCTAATTCTCGTCAGCAGAAGGTTGTAGGTCTGAACGGCTGGGTTGTTAACGAGCGAGAAAAGAATAGTCACGGCATAACCGTTCTCATCGGGAACGCCGTTGACATACACCTCGAGAAGGTTTACCCTAGGTTCAAAGTTTCTTATGGAGACCTCGATCTTTCTTTTAAGTACGTACTCGGTCTCCGCCGTGATGTTCTCAAACAGAAGCCTTTTTATCCCTGCACCGAGGTCCGGCTGAAAGAACCTCTCACCGTAGTCGGTAAACAAAAGGTTCTTTATCGAAGTCTTGACCGCGTCAGCATCTTCAAGCACAAACAAGTCTTTTCTAACCGGATGCGACTCAAGGTTAGTGTAGAAGTCTTTGTACCTTGCGGCGGATCTTTGCGTCTGAATAGCCATGTTTTATTTATAAAGATGTACGAACAGTTTCTAGATATGCGCGGCTGGTAGGTGAATGCTTCTGTAAATCGTTTGCAACCGACGAAGCCACCTGCCAACCTGAAGTAAAGACGCCCGTTTGGAACGGACACTTGGTGTCTCCGACCATCGCCGATGAAGCGGCGATCATATATGGAATCGCGTTGTCGCTTCGCCTTGGGTCGACTATGGAGCTCGACGTGCCACCCATGATGGAAGCTATGTTGCCCGACAAAGCAGAGATCATTCCGCCGAGCGCCCCACCGGTGGGAGGTGTCAAAACGCCCAAAGTAACCAAAGATGTGAGAGACGTGATGCTCAACGATCCTCCGCCGTACGACCCAAAGTTCTGCATCATGAATCCCATCAATCCGGATCCGGCTTGGTTCGATGGGTATGCGGCAATCCTCCTGCAGAACATCTCCTCCGATGCTATCTGAACGCCGTGACTCTCACCGAAGAAAGCTCTTCCCGCGTAAGACGGCGTTTGCATCATAGGATTCCTACAAGCGACCGATGACTTAACGCGTTGACCAAGCACCTGCTGCGTTATGGCACCTGCGACCGCGAATCCACCGACCCTGTTGAGCATGGTTGCCGACGAGGCTATGTTTCCAGGACCGGTGATGCTTGCAAGCATCGAGGCTATGCTAAGAGCGTTCGTCGATATTCCCGTCATCATTCCCTTGAATTGATCGAGCTGCTGCGTAACGTCTCGCGACTTCAGCGACGTGGTTGCGACTGTACTTACTTGAGACATCTGCGCCGAGTGAAAGGCCGCGTTTCGCATCTGCTTGCCTAAGGTCATAAGCTCACCGGCAACGGGTGCCATTGAGTCGACGCCGTGTTTCGCCACGATTGTGCTGGCGTTCAATGTCTGTGTCGAAACTGAAGTTAATTGGCTTGAGACTCCGCCGAGCTGCGCGAGCTGTCCTGAGGTTCCACCGAATCCTCCGCCGAATCCAAACAGGTCTGTAATTCCAGTTATGGATCCAATCTGCGATACTATGTCACCCACTACGTCTGTGACTATATCGACGCCGGGAAACTGTGAAATAGTTCCGGCATTTGTCAATGCTAGAGCGGCAGCTGTCGCTGCGTCGCCGGTCAATCCTATGGAAGCAACAGCCTGCTGCACACCGTATACGTTCGAGAGCGCTCCGAGCGGAGAGTTTGAGAAAGAAGCTACGCCGAGAAGAGGACCCATGATTGAGTTCCTGCTGTCGGCTGCATAAGAAGCGTTGTGGTAGCTCGTGCTGAACTGCTTGTTGATGCTGGCCAAACCGTTAGCTAGGTATCCTACCCTGTAGAGCTCTTTGAGATTAAGTATGCCTGAAGGATTTCTTACCAAGTTCCTATCATTGAGATCATAGACGCCGGTAACACCTGCGATGTATGATAAGTCTTCGTATTCATTGATCGTAACGAGTATGTATAGAAACTGCTCGATTACGTCGTATGGAACCACACCCGGCGCGGCGAAGTCTCTTGCCCTTCTCTCAAGCAAAGCTTTCTCAGCATTTGTTAAGTAGTAGTTGTCGACCGGATGTCGCGGACTGTTGTTCGGTGTCAATGACTTAATGATCGCC